TGCAGCCCAAGGTGCAAAAGCAGATAGTGCTCAACAGCCACCATCAGAAGGAGCTTTCGCTAACGGCGATAAGACTAAATTAGATGGTATTGAAGCTTCAGCAGACGTAACTGATGCAACTAACGTTACTGCAGCTGGTGCATTAATGGACAGTGAATGTACTTCTTTAGCTTCAGTGAAAGCAATCAATCAAGGATTAGCTACAGGAGACGATGTACAGTTTAACGACCTAACAGTAGCAGGAGATTTAACAGTAAGTGGTACTACTACTTCTATTAATTCTACTAACTTAGACGTTACAGATAAATTAATATCGATCAACAAAGGAGGAGCTGATGCAGCTTCTGCTAACGGAGGTGGATTATTTATTAGTGGTGCAAATGAATCATTAACATGGGATAATGGAAACTCAAGATTTAACTTCTCAGATGATTTACATGCTGCAGGTAATATTACATTAACAGGAACAGTAGACGGTAGAGATGTAGCAGCAGACGGAACTAAATTAGACGGTATTGAAGCAAGTGCTACAGCAGATCAATCAAATGCTGAAATAAGAGCAGCAGTGGAAGCAGCTACTGATTCAAATGTATTTACAGATGCAGATCATTCTAAACTAAATGCTATTGAAGCAAGTGCTACAGCAGACCAGACAGATGCAGAGATTAGAACAGCGGTTGAAGCTGCTTCTGATTCAAATGTATTCACGGATGCAGATCATAGTAAATTAGATGGAATTGAAGCTAGTGCAGATGTAACCGACACAGCTAACGTTACTTCAGCCGGAGCATTAATGGATAGTGAATTAGCAGATCTTGCAGCAGTTAAAGCTATCAATCAGGGATTAACTTTAACATCAGATGTAAAATTTGATAGTATAGGTATTGGAACAGCAGCACCTGGTACTTCAGGAGTACTTAGAGCTTCTAATGATATCGTAGCATTCTATTCTTCAGATGAAAGATTAAAAGATAATATAGAAGAAATTCCAAACGCTTTATCAAGAATAGAAGATATAAGAGGAGTTCAGTTTGACTGGAACGATAAACAATCAGTATACGAAGGACATGATATAGGAGTTATTGCTCAAGAAATTGAAAAAGTAGCACCATCTTTAGTTACTGACAGAGACAATGGATTTAAAGCTGTTAAATATGAAAAGCTAACAGCAATATTAATACAAGCAGTTAAAGAGCTCTCTGCTAAAGTAAAAGAGTTAGAAAAAAAATAAATTGTTATAAAAAATGGGTTTTATTATTAATGCAGACCTCGAGACTAATCTCGGGCCGACGCAAGAGTTGTATGTAAGGGTTGAAGGATTTACTTTTAATAAAGTAACTGCTCAATTAAGTTTTCAGATTACATATTGGATTGATAGAGAGAGTGCTATAAAGCACAATAGAGTTTACCTAGACGAAACAGTAAAAGGAATGGTAGGCTTAGTACAGAATAAAGTAATTTATTTTGACACAGAGGAGAGCGAAGGAAATGAATTAATACTTGCACAGTTTCATAAAGTGTTAGTATCAACAGAGGAAGAGACAGAAATTCCAATATTTGAATCTAAAGTAGTAGAAGAAAAAGTTCCGTATGTGAGCTTTGATGAAAATGGAGACGAAATAACTAAATATAGAATAATAACAAAACCTAAAAAAGTGCAGGTAGGGTCGAATAAAGAAAGCAGATCAGTGATAGATTTAAAAGCATTTGATGATATATATGGATACTGCTATCAACGACTACAAAAATACCTTTGCACTTTTTTTGCTGATGAAGCAATAATAAAACAATAGATGGCAAGATTTACATACGGATCGTCCAATATAGAATACCAAACTTTTAATTCATGGTCTAACGCTTTAGATCCTGGTGTAACAAGTAACATATCAGCATCCGTAGCCTATTCAGAATTTAATCCAGCACAGACAGAAGATTATGCTGCCTCATACTTACAGGGTAGTTCTGTATTCTACGGCTCTGTTGTAGCAGGTACAGGAGGTAATGTAGCAATTACTGCTCCTTATACAGTAGCAGCTACATCTACTATTTCTGTTAAAAATTTAAACATCACTAATACATCTCTTACAATAGTAGCAACAACTTCTTACCCTTGGGTATTTGATTCTTGGAGAACAGCTGCTGGTGGAGGAGGTTCACAAGTAAGTACTAATGCAACTCTGACTGTTAATGATGATTCTGCAGCAGATCATGATGAATATTATGCTTACTTTACTACTACACATTTAGATCCACCATAGGATAAAAATAAAAGGTTTTGAAGATAATTTGGGTTTTAAATAATATAAAAAAAAGCAAAGACTTTTATAGTAAGCTTTACACACTAATCACATTAGCGTCGGTACGATTATGGAAAAGATTCTACCCAAATGATATAACTACATTATACTGTGACGAACTTACATTAGAGACGTTTAGACAAGTAGATATACTAAAGTATTGGGATAAAGTAGAACTATATATTCCTTCAGATAAAATAGATCATAAGATATTCTGGGCAGCTGGTAAATTAGAAATACTTGCACAACAAGATGAACCTGTTTTTATAGTTGATAACGACTTACATATTTTTAAACCTATAAAAGATTACTTAGAAAAAGGAGTATCGTACGTACATAATCTTGAATTAGGAAAAGGTTACTACCCAGGTTATGTAGACCCTTTCGTAAGACGGTTAAGTTATAAACCTAGATGGAAAAACGATTCCGTGAATGTTAGTTTATTGCATTTACCAGATGTTTCATTTGCTAAATTATATGCTAATAAGAGTATTGAAATAATGGAGGAATTTTCTGCTATGGATGTACCTCATTCTCAATATTTAATTTTTGCAGAACAATTACTTCTATCACACTTGTTTGATGTACATAAAATAGATTATAAGTCTATAGTTTCAACTTACTGGGACTGTAACGAATGGGAATGGGGAGAAGATCACGATAGAGGTATATGGCCATTAACAGAATCTGGAATGTTTATAAAACACTACGGCCCTCTAAAAGGATTTATTATGCAAAATAAAGCAGATCAAAATTATGAAAAAGAGTACGAACATTTGGTTAATTGCATAAATTTACCTAACTTAGACTTAACAGCTATTGAAAAACAATAATGGGAATCTTAGATAAAGAATATATTAGGCAGTTTATAACCAACAATCCAAAGATTGAAATCGATACCAACGGTGAAGAGACTACCACCTTTAACCCGGTAAAGTATAGATGGACTCATGGTGCTACAAATTACCATTTAGGTGACGGAATGCTTATATACTCGATTATTCAGTTAATGAGGTATAAAACTTGTGTTTGTTTAGGATCAGGAGCTGGATTTATTCCCAGAATAATGACCCAAGCTAGAATAGATTTACTCGACCAGGGTATATTTGAAGGAGATGCTGATTATAATCATGGAGATATAGGAGAAACTTATTTAGTAGATGCTGCCAACGGAGTTGGAGGTAAAATAGATTACTCTGATAAAGAAAGTTTTTTTAGGTATCAATTTGTTCCTAGATTTATAAAAGATACTACTGAAAATGCTTACTACAACTATTTTGTTAAAAAAGATATTAAGATAGATTTTCTACATATAGATGCAGGACATTCGTACGAGGATGTCAAACAAGACTTTGAACTATACTCTAAACTTGTTAAACCAACAGGTATGATATCTATACATGATACAGACAAGGAGTACCAAAAGGAACTCATTATAACTGAAGATGAAAAAGAGTACTATGAGTTTTTTGACGGACCACCTAAATTTATAGAAGAAATAGGATCTGAATGGAAACAATTTAATTTCTTTAATACAGGATTATACAAATCTAAACCTGCTTCAACAGGTCTTACATTATTACAACGTGCCTAATCTAGTTACAGTAGTCGGGAGAAATACACATATCTTACCTCATATGTTAAAACATTATGAGAATAAGGTTGAAAACTCTTATGTCGTTGTTTATCGTCAAGATAGTAATGACGGAATATTAGAAGAAATAGAAGAACTTGGAATTACTCCTCATCTCATAGTAACAGAACCTAAATACCATTGGGAAAGAGTAACAGATCTATACAATAAAGTAAAAGCAGAGAAACCAAACGACTGGTGGATAGTTTCTGACGACGACGAACTACAGGTATACCCAACAGAGCTTGAAGATATAGTTAAACACTGTGAAAATAAAGGTTATGACTTTGTCACAGGAGGGTTCATAGACAGGATAGGTAGTAACGGTACTTTTCCTATTGTTGAGAGAGATACAAATTTACACCAAGCATTTCCATTAGCTGGATTCTTTAGATACCCACTTTCTGGAGCATGCCCTAATAAAGTTACTTTAATGAAAGGATATCAAAAAGTAACACCAGGACAGCATTACGCAAAATTTGCAACTGGTAATAGTTGGGGAACAGAACACCCTAAACGTATGCCAGTAGAAGAGTGCTTTACTCAAGTACACCACTTTAAATGGGATTCAACAGTCTTAGAAAGATTACTTGAAGTAGCTGAAACAAAAAAAGATTATAGTTATCATGCTGAATACAATAAAATGTATAGAGCTATAGCAAGAAACGATTGGAAAATAGACATAGAAAATAAGGAGTTTTTAGTTGAAGAACTGAAAAATAATTCTTATCTTATATATAACGATTACCCGCATTGGGTAAATTTAACTAGTAAAATAATCAAAATTTAATTAAAATGCCGAAAATTACATTAACAGACAAAGAAAAAGATGAGTTAATCTTAAAGGAAAGACAAGTAAAAGCTCTAGAGAAGATTGCAGCATCTACTGACGCAATTGCATTATGGTTTGAAGAAAAAGACCTATCTGCATGGGACGAGAGATTGCAGTACTATCTACATGAGTTTCACTCTAATTTCATAAACAAGGATAATGCGTAAACATAGATTAGGTCTCATAGTACCTTATCGAAATAGATATCCTCAACTTGTAGAATTTAAATCAGCTATAGAAAACTATCTTACTAAAGCTAAAATAGACTATAGGTTAATTATTGTAGAGCAAGACGATGCTAAGTTATTTAATAGAGGTAAGTTACTTAATATAGGGTTTTTAGAAGCTAAAAAACTTAAGTGTGATTACGTATGTTTTCACGATGTAGATATGGTACCTTCTAAAGTCGACTATTCATATAGTGAAACACCGGTACATTTAGCTCATACCTTAGTAAACTACGATAATACCCACAAACCTATATTTGACCAATACTTTGGAGGAGTAACTATATTTCCAGTAGAAGCTTTTGAAAGAGTAAATGGCTACTCTAATGAATACTGGGGATGGGGATTTGAAGACGATGATCTTTTATATAGAGTGCATAGAGCTCAACTACCTTTAGCAATTAAAAATTTACCTCACTCAGGTCCTAAATCAGCGGCTTTAAAATTTAATGGATATGATAGTTACGTAGAAGTAAAGAATATTATTGATTACAAAAAAGACTTTACCTTACATCTATCTTACTGTCCAGATGATCATTCATTCGATTCTGAAAAAAGAGACGATATGTTTGTAGCATTAGGTATACCTGGATATGACTTAACTATTGGATTTGACAGTTTCAACAGATATAAGGTAGAACTCTTTAATTCTAAAAAGGAATACTTTCAAGGTTTTTCAATAGAGTCATCGAAAAAGAAAGTTGTAGTTAATCTAGTATATAATGCTAAATTAAAAAGATTTAAAGCTTACATAGATGGAAAGCTAATAGCAAACGAAAGACTTACTGATAAAATATATGATTACAGTAAAAACCAGTCTATATTTCTTGGTTGTGCAGACCCTAAACGTGAAAAAGACAATAAATTTTTCAAAGGTATTATAGATAGCTTTGCTATTTTCAATAAAGAATTACTTCCAGCAGAAATTAATTCTATTGCTACAAATCAGTATTTTGGATTAACATCTAATTTTGACGAATACGTTAGCGAAACTGCTTTGCAGTTATATTATGAAGCTAAATTTATACAAAATTATCAACTTTTAGATTTATCTAGCAATAATAATAACGGTATAATTAAAAACTGTGAAATTATTAAATTAGATCAAGAACCTACAGCAACAATTACAGTACCGTATAGACGTATAGGTAGATTCAAACTAATGAAACACGACGATAAAGGTTTCAATAATAACAGTTGGCAAGATATAAATACTAGATATAATCAGCTAAGGTTTAATAACGAAGTAAAGCAAAACTGGCATGATAATATGGCTGATGGTTTGAAGAATTGTAAGTTTAAACTATATTCTTCTACTATTGTAGAAAAAGTTATAAATATAGTTGTTGGTATATGAGTTATAAAAAAGGTGTTATTTGTGGAAATTTTGACGTAATACATCCAGGGTATATCGCTATGTTTAAAGAGATGTCTCAACACTGTGACTGTTTAGTAGTTTTATTACATACAGATCCCTCTATAGAAAGACCTCATAAACTTAAACCTATACTATCCTCTGATGAACGTAAAGAAATGCTATCAGAACTTAAATCGGTATGTGATGTAATTAGGTATACTTATGAAGAGCAATTGTTAGACTTACTTAAAGTAGGTGAGTTTGATATAAGATTTTTAGGAGATGATTACATAGGTAAACCTTATACAGGAGACAACTTAAAAATACCAGTTCATTACTTAAATAGAGATCATGGTTGGTCAACAACGAAATTTAAAAAATTAATTGCAAAATCAATATGAAATTAGGAGTTTGTGTACCGTATAGAGACAGAGAAATGCATCTTAATGAGTTTGTACCTAAAGTAGGTAAGTACCTTAAGAATCAAGGTATAGAATTCTGTATGTATTTTTGTCATCAGACAGATGATAAACTTTTTAATAGAGGAGCTACAAAAAATATAGCTGCTAAACATGCTTTTGAAGATGGCTGTGATTATATAGTTTGGCATGATATAGATATGATACCTGAAGACGGAGCTGATTACTCATATCCAGAAAAACATCCTATACATATAGCTACTAATATTGAACAAATGGAATGGGGATTAAAGTATCATGAATACTTTGGAGGAGCAGTACTCTTCTCAAAAGAACAAGTCGAAGCTACTAATGGTTATTCTAACAACTATTGGGATTGGGGTATGGAAGATGATGATTTATTTTGGAGATGTCATTTAGAAGGCTTAACAGATACTACGTACTTAAATAAAAAAGCAGAAAAACAAACTTATGCTAGATTTAACGGAAAAGATTCTAAAATAACTTTACCATTTGAAAGAAAGTATAGAGGTTTAACAGCAGGTGATCATACTATATCTGTACTAGTAAGATGCTTTCAGCAATTAGATAAAAATAATATTTTTCTCATAGGTGATAAAGAAAACAATTACGTAGAATACCCTATAATAAGGATACCAGGTTATGACTATGGAATGTCGTTTAATAATTCTAGAGCCCTTTCTTTAACATACTGGAATAACTTTAATGCACATAATTATATGTGGATTAAAAGGTACAGTAATCAATGGAGCTGGGTAACTGCTACTTTTGATAAGTATAATAAAATGTCTCACTTCTACCTTAATGGATCTGAAGTTGACTCTAAAGCAGGGTTTGGTAGCCCGTCTCCTCATCAATGGATAGGTGCTTTAAAAAATTACGGATTATCAGATATTTATTTAGGATATACATCAACTGCTATGCAAGGAGGATTGAACCAATTCTTTAAAGGAGATATAGCAAAAACGTATGCTTGGAAACGTTGTTTATCAGCAAAAGAGGTAAGCGATTTACATAATTTTATCCCTAGTGGGGATCTAACGGTAGATTTAGATTTCAACGAACCTATATCTAATTATGAACCAGATAACATTGAAATAGTTACTGAGACTTTCAGAGTTCCTAATTCAATAATACCTCACAGAATCCCTGGTAGATTTAGATGTTTACCTCATAAAGATGAAGGGTTAGTGAACGGTAAATGGGCTAAAGGAGATACAACAGCTGCTAATGAAAAGAGATATATACTTGAAATGCAGCAGGGAAAGATAAACTACAAAGACGACGGAATTAAACAAGTCGAATACGAATTTATAAATGAGGAAAAATTAACTCCTTGGGCTAAAATGATTAACATAAAGTTATGAGCAACAAAAAAACAGCTAAACTATCTTTTGTAAATCCAGATTACATGGAAACTAAACAAAAGCTAGACGAGATAGGACCTGGGATGTGCCTTGCTAAATGGACACAAACTACAATTCACTTACAGATGGGTCAAACACACTCTTGTCATCACCCCTCTACACATAAAATACCATTAAGTGAGTTAAAAAGGAATCCATCAGCACTTCATAATACTAAGTTTAAAAAACTTAAAAGAAAGGAAATGTTAGAAGGTAAAAGACCTTGTGAATGTGATTACTGCTGGAATGTAGAAGATGCATCAGAACAATTTTCCGACAGAGTATTTAAATCTAATGAAAGCTGGTCTAAACCACACTACGATGAAATAAAAGAATTAGGATGGAGAGAAGATTTTAACCCTAAGTATGTAGAAATTGCATTTTCAAATCAATGTAATTTTGCTTGTTCATACTGTGGACCTTCTTTTTCGTCTAAATGGACAGCAGAAGCAGATAAACATGGAGCGTATCCTACTACTGAAAATTTTAACGATTTAGAGAGCCTGAAAAATCAAGGTAAAATGCCTATTCACCATAAAGAGCATAATCCTTATGTAGATGCATTTTGGAGATGGTGGCCTGAACTCTATAGAGACTTACATACCTTTAGAATTACCGGAGGAGAACCGTTACTATCAAAAGACACTTGGAAAGTATTAGACTTTATTATAGATAACCCTGAACCTAATAGGAAACTTAATTTAGCAATTAACTCTAACCTAGGTATACCAGATAATCTAGTAGATAAATTTATACAAAAGATACAAAAAATCGAAGACGAAAATAGAGTCAATGAATTTATTATCTTTACTTCTATAGACGGCTGGGGAAAACAGGCAGAGTATATTAGACATGGATTAGAATTCAATAGATTTTGGGATAATATGAACAAAATTCTTAGTAAATGTCCTAGAGTTAATCTAACTGTAATGTCTACATTTAATGCTTTATCAGTACCTTCTTACTATTCTCTTGCTAATGGTATTTATAAACTTAAAAAAGATTATACTTCTACTGATAGATACTGGACTTCTGCAGTATTTTTAGATACTTCATATTTAAGATACCCAAGACACCAAACTATACAAATATTACCTGACTATTGGGCAGAAGACATTCTTCATGTAGCTCAGTATGTCGATTATTTAGGAATACCTAAATTTGATAATAAATTAGTCGGATATTCAGATGTAGAGATTCAAAAAATTAAAAGATCTTATGACTGGATGAAAGCTTATGTACCACCAGAACAAATTAAAAAACAAAGGTATAATTTTGGAAAGTTTTTCCAAGCTCATGATCAAAGAAGAGGTACTAATTTTGTAAATACCTTTCCTGAATTAGCGGATTTTTATAACGATTGTTTAGAACTAAAATTATGAAGTTAGATAACATAAGATCCTTCCTTTTTATGGATGGAAACAAACACGGACTTATTAAATGGGAACCAGTAAACTGCTTATTAGAACCTGAATTTACCGTATTAGCTAGAATATCACCAGATTACAGTAAATGTAAAGAAATGCTAGAAGAAAGAAGTGTGATACAACAAGTAGTACTAGGTAAAAACGGTAAGCATATGGGACTATGTTTTGTAGGTTATGTAGATGGAGAAGGTATAAAACGTTTTAAAATTTCTTACGAATGGTGGGAAACCAATAGTAAAGGAGAAGATGTAGCTTTAGATGCTTATGTAAACTTTGAAATAGATGAAGAACCCGAAACCATAGATATAGTAGTAGAAAAGAAAAATGGTAAATACTCTATTACCGTAAACAATCAAACCTATGAACAAAGCTACGGCAAAATTATAGATTATTCTCAATGTTTTACTTGGATTGGATGCGGGAATAAAACTTTTGTTGATAACGATGATAATTTACGACATGGAGCTATTTTTTATGGCGATATCTCATTACTACATATACAAGACGGATTACTATTAAATAGAGATAAAGAATTATTTTTTAATGATTTTGAATCATTCAACGTTTACTTCAGAGCCGATGACCATAAGGTAATTTACTTCTCTTCCGATTTTGAGGATGTTACCGAATATAAAGTAATGGATAAATCAGCTAATGGTAATCATCCACTCTTATTTGACAGAGAGTGGCTTCACGTGTAGTCGTATTACATTAATAATTTTTACGTAAATGAAAAAAGTTATATTAGCCGAAGGAGATAGTTGGACTGCTGGAGATATTATAAACCCAGACTTAGAAGATAAGTTACATGGTTTTGTAAATCATCCATCAAATGATGAATATAGACTACCCAAAGTATGGCCAGCTAAACTTGACAAATATTTTCATGCACGAATAATTAATAACGCTGTAGCAGGATCTTCAAACGATGGTATAGTAAGAAGAACTATTGATAAAGTATTAAAACTTTTAAAAACAATAAGTAGCGATAGAATATTAGTAATAGTAGGATTCTCATCACCTGAACGTAAAGACTTTTACTATAAAAAAGACAGCACTAGCGCTTGGGATACAGTATACCCCCTAGATATAGAAGCAGATCATTTATCACCAGATAGAAAGATATTCTATAAAGAATATGGTAAAATATACTGGAATAAAGAAGAGTATCTTACAAGGTATATTCAATCTGTTATTCTTTTACATGGTTTTTTAGAGTCTAAAAATATAGAACATATTTTTTTCGATGCTTTTTATGAAATGAAAGAGTTTGGTCTTAAACATTCTTACTCCTTAAACAGTGAAATAAACAGATTAAATAGCACTCTTGGAGAATTTAAAATTAAGTCTTTAGATTTGTATAACTCAATAGAAGAATACAAGCGAATACATAAAAAAGTATATGTTAATACTAGCTTTAAGTCTTTTATTAAACAAAATAATTACGAAATAGAAGGATATCATCCTAATGAAGAAAGCCATAAAGCATGGGCTAAATATATAAGAGATCACTATTACAGTAAACATATATATAGCATAAAAGATAATGTTAATTCAGCCACTCTACATGCTCCTACAGAAGAACAATTAGCTCTATATAAAGATATCCCAGAGATAAATGAAGTAGATAACAGAGGTTACCCTATGTGTAGACCATTATTCTCTACTTCTGATATGCACTATACTTTAAATATTAGAGAAAAAAAAGCAGAAGAATTAGCTCCTGACGAAAATTTCATATACCCTACTATACTTCACCATGATAATATACTTGCTTTTAAACATTTGAACTTAATACCTGATTATGTTTTAGATGCAGTTCAATCTCATAGATGTAAGTTAATATTTGATAATAGTCTAGAAGGTAACAATGTGAGACAGGTAATACCTGCACTATACAATTCTGTAAAAAAACTTGAATTACCAGCTCAACAGATATATTATGTTACAAATAACCTATATGCTGAACATCAACACAAGGAGTATATAAAACAGCATTATGTTACAAATAGAATTAATGTAATATCGTTTATGTATAATGTTAGTGATATAAAAAGATTAATTTACTCTCCCGGTATCGTAGAAGGAGGAAGATTACCGGAAAAAGTAGATATACAGAAGCTTATAAAATTTAAAACAAATAATTTAAATAACATTAAACATTTTTTAAAGGTAAACCGAACAGGAAGACCAGAAAGGAATATTTTTATGTTATTCATAAATAAACATAATCTGTATAAAGAATTTAAAATAAGCTTTCCAGAATATGGTCCTGAAAATTGTTATGATTTATTCCCTGAACTATCCTCAGAAGATAACATAAAAGATTTAACAGAAAAAATTCCATTTGATATCGATTCAACAGATACAGATAACCATGGAGACCCAGGAATAGGAAAAGGTAAGTTTGATGCTGATCTACCATTTCAAATTAAACACTACGATGAAACTTTTATTAGTCTTGTTATGTGTGCATTTCCATTTGATGATGCTTGTCATTTACATAGCTCTACTTTTAACCCTATCTACTGTGGGCATCCTATCATACAATTCGGACCAAAAGGTAGTTTAGCAGAATTGAGAAAAAGGGGTTTTAAAACATTCGGTAAATGGTGGAATGAAGATTACGATACCATAGAGGAAGGGTGGGATAGGTTAAGAGCAATATTTAAATTAGTATTAGAATTATCTAAAAAATCTCCTACTGAAATGCTTGAAATGTATAAAGACATGGAAGAGACATTACAATATAACTCAGATTTAATATATAGTTATAATGTACACAATGAATTAACTAATAGAATTATTTCAAATGCAATCTAGATCACTCTATAACGATATGTTTACTATAATAACAAATAGTAAAGTACAAAAAGATTTACCGACAGACTTTGTAAACTTTTATGGATCGAAAGAAAAAGTTTCATACGAAATACAAAAATACCAATTAGAGAACGATATAGTTTTTAATGGACACTTTATTACCACTGATTTAAATTTTGATATTGAAACTTTAAAACAATTGAAAAAAACTAGTTTGGACAAAACAGTTGTATATACATACGATATAACACATTCAGGAGTAGCTTCAGAATGTACTATTGATACATCTTTACTTTTATGTAGTGTCTGGACTCTTCCTATAGTATTAGAAAACTACAGAACCGGTGTTTCACTGTATGGTGATTTACTTTCACATAGAATTAAAGTTAAACTTTTTAATAGGGTATTATGAGAATAGCAGTTTGTCTTAGCGGCCAGCTTAGGAAATGGCATCTTGGTGCGAAAAATCAGAAGTGGTTTTGGACCACAGCTAATAGAGATGTAGTAGAGGTAGATTTTTTTGCCCATACCTGGACTTATAGTTGGGATAGAGCAGGAGTATCTCAAGAATATATTGAACGTTCTATAGATGAACAAGAAATACAAGACTTTAAAAATACATTTCAACCTAAAGGGTTAATAGTAGATTCCATACAGCAAAATGAATTTAGAGGTAATGATCACTGGAGTGCACTTTTTTATAGTCTGTCAAAGTCACTAATACTTAAAAAAGAATATGAACTTAAAAATAATTTTAAGTACGATGTAGTAGTAAAATCAAGACCAGATGTTATATTCTCTCCTGATGATACCTTTGCTTGTCCTAGGATTATTAATAATGTTATACATTCAACTCATGGAGGACCTATGCCTATGGAGTTTAATATGTTTAATATTAATGACTGTGTTTTTTATGGTAATTCATATACTATGGATTTATTAATTAATTTATACTTCTATAGACAGTTTGGCATACTAGAAGATAATATACAGAATGTAAAGAATATACATCCGTTAGGCCCAGGAACTTTAATGCATGAATTTTTTAGAGACTATGGAATAATGCCAAAAGTAGAAAGTTTATTTCACGAAGTACTTTTAAAGGAAGGTTGTCCAGAAGATTTAGATTTATTAGAGATAGATGATTTTAAAATAATGCAAAAATACTTTAGAGAGTGGTATGAAAAATAATTTTATAGATACAGACAAAAAAGGAACAGTAATACTTACACATTACAGGTCCGGGGGTACTCAATTGAGACACATTATAGACTCTTTTTTAGAAGCACATAATATAGCCAGTATAAATGTCGGAGAAATAGATTTGAATCTAGAAGATACTGACTATTATGATGAACTTTTTTGTACGTTTTTTGACGATAGTAATTCTGATTACAAAGTAATACAGTTAAACAACCCACTAGTGATAAGTTTTATTTTCTTTAACTCATTATTTAAAAAACTTAACGAACAATATCATATTGTACATTTAGAAAGAGAAGACCATGCAAAATGTTTACTATCTTTACCGTTATGGGAAAAATTTATACAAGAGGGCTACTATGAATTAGACGAATGGGACAGTAAAACTATGGAAACTTTTCATAATAAGTATAAACAAAATCCAATAAGATATACAGAACTTTATACCGGACTACATTCCCAGTATAATCCAACAGACGGAATATCTTATACGAATTACATTGTGATGACTTTTGTAAATATTCTACTTAAAAATAGATCTATTGCAGATCAACTTGACATACATAGTTTTTTCTACGAACAATACGAAGAGTATAGTGAAGACTTTTTTAAATTAAATTTTGATACAGATAATGAAGAGTTTTTAAACAAAGTAAAACATACTTATAAAAGAAAAATTCCATACCTTACTAACAAATACGTTGAATATTTTGATCAAGATGTAAAAGATGCTATTAGTAACTGGAATTTATGAAAAAAACAATAGGGTTTTATACTTGCTCTAACGGATTTGGGCATTACAAACGTATCTCAATTATAGCTAAATATCTTTCTAACGATTACGATATCACTATATATGGTACGTGGCACCAGATGTTTAATTTAGGTGGTGTAAAAAACTGTAGACACGTACAACAACACACTCATAATATTAGATGGGATAAAACTTTATCTAACTCTAAAGTTGATTTTAAATCTTACAAAGAATGTTTAGAAAACCATAAAGAAGATTTACTTAGACATGATTATGTTATTTCTGATAATATAGTAGGGATCTTAGAATACAGACCAGACGCTATTTTAAGTGGCTCATTTTTCTGGAAAGATGTATTCTTTAATAAATTTGGTAAAAATAAAATAACAGATTTTGATAATGAACTTTTAGATAAACATAATCCTCTTATACTGACTAATAAATATGCTGAAACAGGTTCTATAAAGAACTATAAAAATAAAGTTCAATTTGGTTTTGGGTGTAAAGATAAAAAGTATAAAGAATTTAAAATCGATAAAATATTAACATTAAAACCAAGCCTAAATTATTTAGATACATATAGTACCTTTTTTGATAAACTCAAACTTAAAACTACTTCTGATTTTTCTGTAAAAGAAAATATAGCCTTAATGTGCAGACCAGGATTAGGTATCATAACACACTGTGTTGAAAATAATATTCCTTTAATAGCATTATACGATAAAAATGATTCTACAGAGATTATAGAACTAGCTAAATTAGTTGAAAAATTAGGCATAGGTTTTAAGCAAAATATCAATAGAGACTTTAATAATTTAAAGTTTGCTCTTTATAAGGACAACTCTATTTATAAGTATAACCAGTATGAAAAAGAAGGTTATAAAAATATAGCAAGTTATTTAAAAAAAATGTTATGATATACAGCTTCGGTGATAGTTTTACAGTAGGTCTAGGTGCTGATTACAAATATGAACAGTCCTTATTAGGTGATCACCCAGACTGGAGTAATATGTCAGAAACTAAAAAGAACTCTAACCGTAAAATAGTATATGATTACAGAGTTAAAAATTCATTTACTCACTTTTTCTCTGAGTTAATAAATCAAGACTACGATAATAAAGGATTCATAGGTTGCAATAATAACTATATAGTAGACTACATATGTAATGAAATTGTAGGAGGTGTAATTACGGATAAAGACTTAGTGTTAATAAACTTTACGTCTAGTCTGAGAAACTATCCGTCATTTTTACCGCATTTTTTTACTAGCAGACCTGAACAAGGAGTTGAAGGAATAACATTCGGTCAAACAGAGTACGATGATAATCACGACTTAGAAGACGTAGGAGGTCATTTAAAAAACGAACTACTTACTAAATTCAACGGTAGAGGAGAACCTTTTTATAAGTATATAGGTAAATATAAACAGACTTATTTAAGACAGTCTTTTTCCTTCGATAGTTTAGATTATTATAATCAAAATCTTATTATATTTTTACAGAACCTATTATCTCATTACGATATAAAGTACCTTATGTTTGATGCTTTTGATCCTATGGTGAATACTACCAATATAAATTACACTAAATTCATAGACCAATCCACTTATTGGGGGTTTAATAAAAATACTATATGGAGTTTTCTAAAAGAAAAGAATGATGATTTGTTATTAGAAGATAGACCAGAGCAGACAATACAAAGTAAAAAACACCCCAGTAAAGCAGGACATAAGTTATTTGCTACTGAACTTTACAAGTTATACAAAAAAAAATATGGTAAAATACTCATATAACTTTTTTAAAAAATACAATAATTTTGATATAATACCATATCAAGAGGTTGTTGATAGTTATTTAGCTACTCAAAATTATTTGAGTACCATAAAAGAAAATTACGGTGGTGATAACTTTAAACCTATAAACTCAGACACACAAAATGTAGACAAAGGAGCATTTTGGGATGGATACTCTCCAGCCTATTACGATGTAAGTACGATTGGTACAGGAGTAGTAGCTGCTAAAGCTGATGTGGTATCTATGGATATGGTAGGACTAAATACAAAATGGGATCATTTTATATATTTAGAACTTCCAAGTGAACTTTTTACTGTTTTTCAAAAAGGTGTTCACTCTAATCCAGATATTAGTATATTTAAAAAGTTTATAGAAGAAGTAAATATAAAGAAATTAACAGATACAGAAATTATTATATTAGCTGAAATATACGATAAAATATACCCAGAAGTATCAGCTGTTGATACTTTTTTTATAAAGAGAGAGTTACCTGCTTGGAGACAAGACATTAATATAAATCAATATATTTCTATAAAAAATGATGGTCTAATCTACCCTATATGTTTCAATAGTAATCACGGTATACTATCTAGAGGTACTCATAGAGGTATAATGTTAGCATCTACCGGAAGCAAAGTACCGGTTTTTATATTAAACAATAAACTTGGTAGTACTCCACCTGATAATAACTGGCAAGTAACATTAGCCGAAAGATACGGTGACCATGATATGCACTTTACTATGGATTTTACGAATCAAAAATTAAACTTTTATAAAAATAACGAATTAGTTCTAATATAAGATGAAATCATTAGCAGTAATCATACACGCGAGACAAAAGAGCACTAGATGCCCTAACAAGCATTTAAGACCATTAGGTGAGCAAGGAGAGACTCTTCTAAGCATAGCACTTAATAAACTAAGAGATATCAAAAACGTAAAAGAAAGATATCTAGCAGCGCACGAACAAGATATAATAGATGCTTATATACCTGGCATAAATATACTACACAGAGATTATGATTCAGTAGCACCAGGAAACGCTCATCATTCTGTAATGTATAAACACCTTAAAGAAGTACAAGCAGACTATATATGTAATTTTAACCCTTGTCAACCGTTCATGGATCAAAGCAAAATACAGAAAGCTATAGATTGGTTTATAAATAGTAAATACGACAGTGCTATAACAGTAGCTAAAGAAAGAAACTTTTACTGGGATGATAACTTACTACCGGTTAATTTTAAAACAAACGATAGGTTATCAACCACAGCTGGTCCTTGGTTATATAAAGCAACTCATTCATTAGTATTCTACAAAAAGGAATATATGTTAAAAAACTGGGAGTTGTTTTCAAACTCAATAAATGATCCCTATCCTCTCGTTATAGATTGGCCAGAAGAAGAAATAATAGATGTAGACACAGAATTAGATTTTAAATTAGTTGAAAAAATATATGAAATACGTAATAGACATTGATGATACTATCTGCAAAGAAGAAGGACCGGTAATCGGTAGAGTACCTTTTAAAGATAGAATAGAGAAAATTAACAAAATGTATGACCAAGGTGATATAATTATTTACTATACAGCTAGAGGCAATAAAAGCGGTAGAGGAGAAGCTTATTATAGACCTATCACAGAAGCTCAGTTAGAAAGTTGGGGCTGTAAATATCATCACTTATACTTTAAACCTTTTGATGCAGATATATTTATAGACGACAGGGGAGTACACCCTAAAGATTTTTTTGAATGAAAAATTTATATATTAACGGATGTAGTTATACCGTAGGTCATGAACTTGACTCGGAACAAACTTGGCCCGTATTATTATCTAAATTAACTAATCTTAATCTTATAAACGAAGCTAAGAACGGTCAATCTATGGAGTCTATTAAAATTAACAGTATAAACCATCTTAGCAAATTAGATCCCAAAGATACTACTGTTATTATAGGCTTAACTTGGCCTTTGAGAACTTCGTACAGTTACAATAGGTTTAATATCAATTTTACACCATCTGACTTTGATGGAGTTTTAAATATAAATGCTAAACTATCTACCTGGAGAAGAATAAGCAGCCCTTATTACTATACAGATAAAGAAATACGTTCAGAAAGAGTGAATAATAACATATTAGAACTTAATAAAAAACATGATGAAAGTTTAGAAGTACTTACTAAGTACTATGACTACCAGAAAGCTTTAGCTACACATAGTAGTACATATACTTTAGATAACACTACTCGCTTTATTACAGATATTATTTCACTGCAAAGTTTTTTAAAAGTAAATAAATTTAAATACTCATTTGTTTATTACGACATTAATATTTTTGCACAAATTTTATACGGAGAATTGTCTTATTTATCTAAACAGATAGACTTTGAAAAAATAATTAAATTATTCCAATTAACACCTAACGAAACATGTCATCCTACAGAATTAGACTGTAAAGAATACGCTAAAGAAATATATGAAACAGTTTTTTAATATAGTACTGCCAATGGCAGGAAGAGGTTCAAGATTTAGACAACAGGGTTATAAAGACTCTAAACCATTTATTGATGTAGAAGGTAAACCTATGATTCAAAGAGTAGTAGAAAATCTTAATATAGAGTTTGATAAAAATTTTAAATTTATCATACTATGTCAAAAAGCTGATTATGAGCAATATGATTTTACTTTGTTTAATAAAATGATTGGTCATGATAATATAGAAATTGTTAAACTAGATGGAATTACAGAAGGTGCTGCTTGTACATTACTAACAGCTAAAGAGTTTATAGATAATAAAGTACCTCTCCTAAGTTTTAACTCTGATCAAATGATTGACTACGATCCTAACAATACATACAGTAGATTAAGTCTGCATGATGGAGGAATGCCGTGCTTTAAAGGAGATGGACCTAAATGGTCATACGCAAAGACTGATGAAGATGGGTATGTAACAGAAGTAGCCGAAAAGAAACAAATATCAAACGATGCAACTGCAGGATACTACTATTGGAGTAGAGGATCTGACTTTGTTAAATACGCAGAACAAATGATAGAAGCAGATGATAGATTAAATAATGAATTTTATGTAGCACCAGTCTACAACTATGCTGTTAAAGACGGTAAAAGAATAGTAATTACTCAAGTAGATAGAGTATACCAAATGGGTACTCCTGAAGACTTAGAAGAATATTTAAATGGCAGAAAATAAAGATACATTTTTAGAACATAGAAAGAAACAAGAGAAATTACATTTCAGTAATGTTGATACCTCTAATCCTTTGAGTTCACTGCTAACAGTAGAAATTAATACTACTGAATTATGCAATAGAACGTGTGTGTTCTGTCCTAGACACGATAAAAATGTTTATCCTAATAGGAATTTAAATATGTCTTTAGAGACTGCTCAAGCTATAGCAGATAATTTAAGTTTAGACAACTATAAAGGAAAAATATCGTATAGCGGATTTAGTGAGAACCTACTTAATAAGAAATTTGCCGATATAATTAAAATACTTAAAGATAAATTACCAGAAACTACAGCAGAATGTAATACAAATGGTGATAGATTAACACCAGAGTATGCAAAGCAACTATTTGACTCAGGTTTAGATTTACTTTATATAAATTTATATGATGGAATAGATCAAATCGAAAAATTTGATGTGATTATGAAAGATATTGATAAATCTAAGTATAAATACAGAGCTCATTACTCTCAAGCTGACTATGGTTTAAATATCAATAATAGAGGAGGATCAATTACCTGGTTAGGGTTAGATGAAGAGTCAGTTGACAAGTTAAAAGGACAGCCCTGTCATTATCCTTTCTATAAAATGTTCATAGACTGGGATGGTGAAGTTATTTTTTGTGCAAATGATTGGCAAAAAGAAAGAAAAGTAGGTAATCTAGCAAAACAAAGACTAAAGGACGTATGGTTAGGAGAAGATTTGAATGTAATACGTAAAAGATTAATAAAAGGAGACAGAACTGAAAGTCCGTGCAATAAATGCACAGTAAATGGACAATTATTCGGTAAACCCAGTTTTGATATACTGAAAAGTAATATATGATAGTATCTTTAACAAATAGCACAAGGGGATTAGGGCTTGAAATATCTAAACGTTTTGGAAACGTAGTAGACGGTTTCGAAGAAACTAGCGATGTGTTTATTAATAATAGACATAACAGTTTTAAACAAACTGAACTGTTAATGGAAGTATTTAACAAATGGAAAGATACAGATAAAACTATAGTAAACATTATTAGTAGAAGTAAGTACCCTAATATATCTAAAGGTTACCTATACTCTGCTTCTAAAGCTTCACTTAGCCATCTATCGAATAGCTTGAGGCTAATAAGTGATAAAAAATGTAGAATCATAGATATTAATCCTGGATTATTAGAATCAGATTTACCTTCTTTAAAATATAGTGAGATTGTAGATGTTATAGAATACTGTATTAATCTTCCTGCTCATATAGAAGTTGGAGAACTATCAATATGGAATAAAACACCATATAGTATAATAACTAAAATGAAAGATGAAAGAAAAACTTAATATATACATAGGATATGACTCAAGACAAGATGACATGCCTAATTTTGGAAGAGTAAAAAATGCACCTTTTGAAGTCTGTAAAAAATCTATAGCAAAATATAATACTGAGGTTAGTATACAACCTATAATACTGAAAGATTTAGTAGCTACCGGAATTTATAAAAGAGAATTAGACCCATTAGCATCAACAGAATTTACTTATAGTAGATTTCTAACTCCGTATTTAAATAATTTTGAAGGTAAAGCCGTTTTTTGTGATTCAGATTTTCTTTGGCAATGTAATATCGAAGAAATATTAGAATTCTATAATAATGACTTTTCAGTTATGTGTGTTCAGCATGACTATAAACCTAAAGAAGATACTAAAATGGATGGGTATAAACAAACTGTATATCCTAGAAAAAATTGGTCAAGCCTGATGCTTTTTAATTGTGCTCATGATGACTGTGCTAAACTTACACCAGATACAGTTAATACTGAATCACCAAAGTACTTACACAGGATGCAGTGGACAAGTGATGAGATGATAGGAAAGATTCCTTCTCTTTATAACTGGTTAGAAGGAGAATACGACGGTAGAATAGACCCTAAGGCTATTCACTTTACTAACGGTGGACCTTGGTTCAATAGCTGGCAAGGAGATTATGAAGCACTCTGGAGAGAAATATACACTACTCTATGATGAAATGGAAAAGTAGAACTTTTAGTGATTTAAAAAACTTTGATACTGTCACTTATGACAACCTATTGACTAGAACCAAACAAGCGTTAATAGATATTGATGAGGAAGGATTTAATGAACAACACCGAAGCGGAAGAGCTTTCCTACAAATAAACACAGATAATCTTACTGACCCAGAACTATTATACTTAGCTAATAAATACAATTCACCCTTAACTCCTTATCCTACAAATACTCAAATAGTATTACATCAATATAAACCTAAGTACTCTAAAGATAGATACATAAAAGAAGAAAATAGACATATCTTTGAAGGGTTGACATCCAATGTAAATAACAGAGATGGTTTTATAGTAGGTGGATTTTCAGAAATAGATGCTTATAGTACCTATATACTGCAAAAAAGAAACAAAACTTTTACTGGAGACTGGATTTATTTGGAACTACCTTATCAATATGTTTACAATTATATGATTAAATCTATCAACAGTGTTCCACTAAGGAATACAAAGAAGTTTATAGAAGAAGTAGATAAAACGATAGGATGGAACAACGAAGCGAAACTAAAAGAACTAGTTGAAGAATATGACGTAAAGTACCCTGATTGGAATCATGATTTTCCTATAAACAGTTTTGTACAAGTAAAGAAAGAAGGTTTATTATTCCCCTGTCAGTGGTGGAACCCTATAACTATTGCTTCTAATGCTACTCATAGAATGATAATGATGGGATATAACAAGTATGATATACCGTTCATCACTCAAATTCCATACAAACACCCTCATGCTTGGTATAGTCAGTCTAGAGACCCTATGTTTTATTATGATTTAAAATGGCAATACTTAACTGTGTATGTGGATAGAGTTAATGAAACACTAACCTTTGGCTTTACAGAGGATCCGGGATATGCAGTAATAGAAAACGAAAAACTTTGTTCATGAAAAGATTAGCATTTTGTTTTTACGGTCAAGTTCGGTTTATAGAAGGTTTAAATTTATTTTTTAAGCATTTTAAAGAAGCAAATAAAGATTTTAAAGTAGATTTTTTTATTTCTACTTGGAGAGATTTTGATATTAGTAAAATAAATCTTATCTTTAATAAGAGTGAGTACTTAAATTATGAAAGTACTACAGAAGGATGGCGCCAGGGTAATACTCGTAAGATGAGTTACTTAATGCAAAGATCTATAAAGTTAAAACAAAATTATGAATTTAAAAACAATTTTAAATACGACACAGTAGTTATACTTAGACCGGATATTATTTTTGATATAGAAAGATTTACTGATATTGTTAATAAATTTAATTCTATAGAACATGATAAACCAACAGTACTTACAACAGAAGGAATAGAAATAGATGAAGGTAAATACGTTATAAGAGAGGACTGGATATACTTACTTACATCAGAAGCAGCAGACATTCATGCTGGAATGCATGATTTTTTCTTTGTTGATATAGCTTATAAAAATTATAATACTCCATACAGGGAAGGTGGTCATTGGATTCATAGTTATTATTTTCTCCATAATAACTTTAAAACCATAGTAGGTAAGTTTCCTAATATACTAATTAGACCTTTGAGAGACTTAGAAGTTATCAAGAATGAATATAATAAAAGCACACTTATAAAAAGTGTGATAAGAAATTTAAATAAGGTTCAAAATGGATCTGACCGTACAATTAAAGACAGAGTAATATAATGAAATATCTTATAGCAGCAGGTTGTAGTTTTATAGAAGGCGCCTCTATGATTGATAAACACTCTTACGGTAAAAATGTTTCTATAGAGAAAAGTACTTCATGTAGAATGTCTAAATTACTTTCCACTAAATTAAATAGCACAGAAGTAAACTTAGGAAGCTCAGGAGGTTCAAATTATAGATCTATAAGATTGACTTATGAATGGATTAAAGCTAATAAAGCTAAGGTAAAGGATTCTACAATAGTAATTGGTTTAACAGAATTATTTAGATCAGAAAAATACTCTACTAAAACTCAAAGTTATGTAAAGTGGAGAAATACAATATTTTTTCAAAATGAAAAAAACTTAAGTATAATTAATGATAACCCTCATAAACTTATCCCTAGTTCTTTTACTTTTCATGAGCTCATAGAAAAAGAAAACTTACTTCCATCTTTAATCGAGTACGTAAAAACCGACTTAACTTTATTTTGTGATATAAAATATGAACTAGATAAATTAGAACAGCAGTTAACCACGTTAAGTGCATACATAGAAAAACATGGAGGTAGGTTAGTAGTATTTTCTGCTATGATGGAAGATTCAAACTTACAGACTACTGATATAGATTTTTTTAATTTCCCTACAGGTTTTTCATGGAGAAACTATATTTCGAGTTACGATGATGATTTTCATCCAAGTCATCACCCAGCAGTAAAGGATGATGAGATATTATCTAATTTACTTTATGATCATATAAACAAATAATGGAATTAACAGTAAGACTAAATTCAGATACAATATCTACCTATACTAGTAACAGTATACTCATAGGACATGATATTATTAAAAAAGATGATAGAACTACTGATATTGAATGGTTTTTTGATGCTCTTAATTACTCTACTATAATAAAATCTGAATTGGAACTTAAAAATAAAAGAGTATTTACAAAAGTAAAATTAATATACGAAAACAAAGAAACAGATAATCTAGATATACCAGATAATAAAATATTTCCAAATTGTATTTTATCTAACGACGTTTACTCCTTTCTTCAACACCAGCATGACCCAGAACAAAGGTGTAAAGAACACTCTATTAGAATAGTAAATATTTTTAAATGGGTAGCAGATTCTCTAACATATGATAAAGTTGCTACAATATCAAACGAACACGTATTTAAATACAGCAAACAGAATAATAAAATATACGCTATAGAAGGTCAAAGTGAAAAAAGGATGTCTAATTTAAACTACATAGTTTTTAAAATGTTCAATAACTTAAATATTAATAGTTATGAAATCTGATTTTAAAATAGCTATTCAACTATTTGGCCAACTGCGTATGTGGGAAGACCAAGAGTACCTTAAACCTTTTATAAGTTTTTTAAAAGAACAAGCAAGCTCAGTAGATGTATTTGGAAGCTTTTGGAATGATGAATATAGTCAACAGAATATAAATAAATATAATACTGATATTTTTACTGAGTATGAATTAGTACCTATACCGGATAAGATATTTAAAGGACTTTGGAGATGGGGATACTGTTTACTTAAGTCAAGAAATTTAAGATATAGATATCAATTTAAAAATAATAAACGATACGATTTAGTCATAATGATGAGACCTGATTTGTATATAAAAATAGCTAAGCCTGAATTACTAGAAAGGTTTTTAAACTCTATAGTTGCAAAAAAATATCTATATAAAATATGGACTCAAAAAGTTATATCTAACTCTAGTGTAAAACCATTTGATGTAGATGATAAATGTTTTTACGCAACACCTGAAGCAGCTGATATATTTTGTCTTGGCTTTAACCATATACATAATAATCCTGAAAATAATTCTCACTCAGCATATCACACTGACCCTGTATCATTCATCAAAACTTTCAATTTAATAGTTGAACCGTTCAATATTATAGCACCTTTTGCAAATTTTAATTTAATAAGACACCAATACCTAGCACAAAAAGGTTTAACAACTGAAAAAATAGACGACAAACTAAAGTCGCTTAAAACATTAGATGAGGTGAAAAATCTAGTAAAAGAACATTTATGAACCAGCCTATAACATATGCTTACTTAGAGACTACTAACTACTGTAACTTACAATGCTCTTTTTGTAACAGAGAAGAGGTAATCGGTGCCTTACAGCATATGCCTCTAACTAAGTTTAAATCGATGTTAGACAAACTTAAACATCATCCTATAAAAGAAGCTAAGCTTATGGGGATGGGAGAACCAATGCTTCATCCTCAATTCGACGAAATATGCAAGACATTTAAAGAATACTTTCCAGAATCCTTTCTTATAGTCGCAACAAACTGTCAATACCCTATCAGACCTGATACTAAGATGGGAAAAAAATTCAACGAATCTATGAAATATATAGATTTACTGTACTTTAGTATTGATGGGTATAAGGATTCTTATGAAAGAGATAGGTCTCCTGCAAAATGGGATAAATTAATGAAGTTCTTAGAAGACTTTAAACCTATGGAAAGACATGGTTGCAGAGTAACATGTAATTATGTAGTTAACACAGATAATATTAATGATATTCAAATAATAAAAGATGAGATAGTAGATGTATATGATTTAGAGGAATTAAGACTTAATATTGCTCAAGATTGGAGTGAAGACAAGAGTATGCCAGGAGGATACACACTAGATCAGATAGATTACCTAAATACAAACTGGAAAAACGAAATAAAAGGTAAAAGTGAGTGGGACTTTCCTGATTGTTTTTGGGTTAAAGAGGGTATTTACACAACTGTAGAAGGTCATGTTAAAATGTGCTGTTTAAACACAGGAGCAGAACCTTTTGGCAACTTATTTGATAATACAATCGAAGAAATTAGAAATAATAAAGATTTCCAATCAGTACAGTCAGGATGTTCTACAAACAATCCTACAAGTCACTGTTTAAATTGTTCATACAAGGAATTAGCTCCGTTATTAACTCAAATAAGAAAATGAAAAAACATTTACAAAATATATTTAGAAAATCAAACCAAGAAGATAAAACTAAATTTAAATATGTTTTAACTCAAAATGAAAGAAACTATCCACATAGTAAAGACTATATAGAGCCATTTTTTGAATCATTATCACAAAAAGATCTTTGTTTTTATCCTAATACTGAAAAACTAAAAGAGAAAATTTGTAAATATCATAATATTGAACAAGATAACCTACTACTTACACCAGGTTCATCTTTTGGTATCAAGACTATATTTGAAACATTTAACGTAAAGAATAAAAATGTAATTACTTCTGATTACTTTTTTCCTATGTACCAAGTTTTTAGCGATCTCTACGAATGTGAATTACGAAAAGCTAAATACATAGATATGAACCTTGATATATCAGATTTGATTAACCTTATAGACAAGGACACACAGTTTATTATTTTAGCTAACCCTAATTCTCCACTAGGTGATGTATATACTAAGGCTCAAATAATAAACCTTTTAGAAACAGGTATTTTTGTTATTATTGATGAAGCGTATCTCGAGTTTACCGGGGAGGAAAGCTCTATAGCTTTAATAAACGAGTACAAAAATTTAATAGTAACAAAGACCTTTTCTAAAGCATTTGGAGCTGCCGGTTGTAGGGTTGGATTTTTAGTAAGCCATAAAGAAAATATGAAGTACTTAAATAAATTTAGACTGATGTATGAAATAAATTCTATTGGGGCTAAGTATACCGAACATATTTTAGATAATATAGTATATTTCCAAGACTATTTTAAAGAAATGAGAGATAAAAAGAGTGAGTTTGTTTCAAAAATGATTAATTACGGCTATACAATAATAGATACCGATTGCAGTTGGTTTTTTCTTAAAAGATTCGATTCAAAAGATAACTTAAAATACTTTAACGATTTAGGAATGAGCTTTAGAACCTTAACTCTTCCAGATGGAGAAGAATATATAAAATTCAATTACGATTTAAATTTAAATAATGTACTCTGATAAATCACTTCCTATATTAGAAAGAACTTTTAAAGAAGTAGATATATACGCTTTTAATAATTTCCCTTATCAGATACTTGCTCATGATTCGGGTTATAAATTCCCAGATATTTTAAATGATATAAGAGTAAAATGGTTGTATGGTCAAGAAGGTTTTGTTAGTAATATATTAAAATATTCTTCACTTTTAAAACGTTCATTAGAATTTTTGGTAAATTTTGACTATCCTAACAGTTTACGACAGAAGACTAATATAGTAAGTGAAATGATAGAATGTGATTTTAGATCTTATGTACCTATTCATACATCAATAGTTCTCAAAAGCCTTCACAAGAAAGTAGTTTTAAACGCAAAGTACCCAAAAACAGGTAATGAGTTCAATATGATAACTCATCCAGGACAGACGAGAGTTCAAGCAGGAGTATTTTGTAGAAGAAACTTGGATAATGTACTTCTTTATGTTCCTAAGTCTCAAGCACACCTTATTGAATTTAAAAACTTTGATCAAATTACTAAAATTAAAAGTCCTGATCAACTATATAGGTTCTATGCCCCAGAAGGGTATAATAAAAAACATAAATATAAAGTAGATTTATCATTTGGTGATGATAGCTTTGATGTTTTTAACGATCAAAAAGTACATCTACATAGTGGTATGGCAGTACCTATTTTAAAAGCAACACATATACATAAAGACGTAAGTATAATCAATAGCCCTATTGACATACATCCTTCAACAGAGTATGTAGTAAAATCTTTCGATACTTTCAACAAATTATGTAGTATTTTTTTTAACAATCAATTTAAAGTATATACTAAACTGAAAGTTAAAAGAGTAAACGAAGCATTACTTACCAACCAATCTAAACTATATTCACTTAATTCTAATAACAAAACTATTACTGGTAAACATTTGTATAATATAATGGAATACAGCCAGGGGACTGCTATTAAAAGTAATATTAACTTCGATATTAGTAAGTACTTAGATGAAGATTTAAAAGATAATTATAGAAAACTTTTTAACTTCTTTGACCCTGATTCCCCTATTATAAAGCACGAATTAGCTAACCAACTAGATATATCACAATTTAGACTTCAAAATTTACCAGTTATAAGCATCAACACTGATACTGAGTTATCAGAAGTAGTTAAGCTAAATGAATATAAAGGTTTTACAGTAATGATTGGAGATATTCAATTAGATAGATTTTTTAGAGACATATATGAACTGTTATACTTTATTCCACCTAACTACACAGTAACAAAAAGCACCTGCGGTGAACTAGCGATAATAAATTGCGAACACGAATACTGGAAAACAGGTAAAAATTATAAAGAATATAAATTAAAAGAAAGTATGTATTATGTATAGAATAGGATTTTTAACACCTTATAACCATCTACCAGAATTTACTAAATTTGCTAAAGGTAATTTTAAATGTATTAATATGGTCGGCTTACCAAAAGATAAATTGAATATTTTTAAAAGCGTAGACTATTTTTTTGCAGCTCCTAATTACTTAAAGTATATAATCGAACAAAAAGATATAGAAGGTACAAACATAAAAGGAATAATTACTCCCTCTACTGGCGACAATCATCTCAACGTTTCTGTACCGGTTATCTCAATAAAGAATGATAATATACTTAAACAAATATACTCTACCGCAGAGCACAGCCTATACTTATGTTTAGCTTTACCTAGAGAGATAGGAAACATAGTAGAATTAAAAGAAAAAACATTAGGTATTTTAGGGTACGGTAGACTAGGTAAAATATTAGAGAAAATAGCTAAACCGTTATTTAAATCAGTATTGAAAGCAGATTTAGATTTCATAGATGATGATTTTTTTAATAATACTGATTTTTTAAGTGTCAATATCGATTATAGAAAGTCAAACATAGAGTATATTAATGAAGAATATGTTGGAAAGTTCAGAAAAAATATCTATATTGTTAATACAAGCCGTGGTGAATTCGTTGACGAAGGAGATATAGTAAAACTATTATACGATGGTAAGTTATTAGGATACGGGACTGATGTTATACAGGAAGAACACACCTCTAAAGCCACAGTACTTAAATGTTATCATGATAATCGTATATTCATTACTAAACACGTTGGAGGAACAGCTATTGAAGCACAAGAGAAGGCTTATAAAAGAGTTTTAGAAAAGATATGAATAAATTTGACTGTATAGCTGCATTTGGATGTAGCTTTGTAGAAGGAGCTTCAATATACGATGGAGTTGACGAAAGACATACTGATAAAGAAACACCATGGGTAGGAGATAAATATAGGTTTTCTAAAGAACTAGCAGATCATTACAATATTCCAGAAGTTAATATGGCTATGTCAGGGTTTAGTAATGAATCCATCCTCAGAAGAATATTTAGATTTTTTAGTAATAACAATGGTAAATATAAAAAACCACTTATAGTTATAGGTACCTCTGGACTTGCTCGTAAAGAAGTATATTCTAATCATCTCAATAGATTTTTTGATATACATCAATTAGAAGAGTTTTTTCATACTGATCGCAGAAGATCAGCTTTAGAAGCTATGACAATTAAACTTACCGGTAATGTAGATAATGCGGATGACTTAAAAAACTACGTTAATTTAAATATGAAGTATTTCTTTGACGCTAAAATGGAAATAGAAAAACTAGAATGGCAAATTACTTTTCTTATCGGGTTTTTAAATAATAATAATATACCCTATATACTGTTTAATTCTATAGAAGATGTATTAACAGATAAAATTAAAAAGTCTTCTAATTACTTGTCATTTGGTTATAAAACAATATATGAAAATATAGAACGAGAAGGAGGGTATTCAATTAATTCCGATTGTTGGTATACTGATTTTCATACTAAACACGCAAAGAAATACGGAGATTGGGAAACAGGTTCTAGAAGTTTGTTTAAACCTTATGGTGAATTTGCATGTGGTGGTCATCCATCACCTGGGTCACATAAAAATTTAGCAAATAAAATAATAAAGTATATAGATGAAAATAATATCTGAGTTATGTCAAAATCACAACGGTGATAGAGATTTATTAGAAAGAATGGTCAAAAATGCTGCGGTATGTAGCGATATAGTTAAAATACAGTCCATAAAAGCTAATACATTTACTTACAGAAAGGAGTATGAAGAATATAGACCATACGAACCAGAGTTTGTTAGGTTAAAAGGTTTAGAGTTATCTAGAATAGATGAAGAGTTCTTTATCTTTAAATGTATGGAGTACGGAGTTGAATCAATGACTACTATATTTGTTCCTCAACACGCTCCTAGGTTTAACGAATTAGGTTACGATAACTTAAAACTATCAGGCTACTCTATTCCTGCATTTGATTATGGCAAAAAGTTAAAAAATTTCAAGTTTAAAAGATTATTCTTCTCTACCTCCAGTCTAACTATAGAAGAGATCAAACAAACTGTTAATAATCTTAATGAGATGGGAATTGAGTACTATATGTTACAATGTACCTGTGTATACCCTACTCCTTTATCTAAACTTAACTTACAGAATATAGAATATTTTCGTAACGAACTTGGAGTCAAGAACGTTGGTTTAAGTGATCATACTAATCCTCATGAAGATAACTTATTATCTTCTAAGTTAGCTATATTTCAAGGTATAGATGTTATAGAGAGACATTTTACAGTTCTTGATATAGATGATACTCGAGACGGTAAAGTATCAGTTACTCCAAAGATGATGTCAGAGATAAAAAGATTTAGTACCTTATCAAAAGATGATCAGTATCGTGAACTTAACGAGTTTAACGAACAGCAAATATTTAATCACAATTATTATAGAGGAAGATTTAAATGATTTTATTTACAAACGGAGATAGTTGGACACAAGGTGACTCACCTGCTCAAGACATAAACTGGGAAGCTACTAAGAGTGAAGACTGGTATGATATTATCCCAGACTTTGGTAATTTATACAAATATTATAAAGTAGATGAAAAAACACAATTTATTAATAAAAACACAAGGATATTATACAAGTTTTACGATTCAGATGTTTGGCCAAAAGTATTAGGTAAAAAACTTGGAGTTGAAACATGGAACGCTGGTAGACTAGGTGACGGTAATAGCGACATATATAGTTCTACAATCCAATCTATAGAGTACTTGAAAAAACAAGGGAAAAAAGATATATTTGCTATTATAGGTTGGACAGCTAAAACTAGAATACCTATATATTGGGTTGAAAAAGATGAATTACAAGTTGTACAACAGAGACCTGATGATTACCTTATGGCAAATTCATTGTATAAAAGAAAAAACTATATACAAAACGAATTTTTACAGTATATATTAGGATTACAGAATTATTTTGAAAATAATAATATAGACTACCTTATGTTTAACGCATTTGATCAGTTTGAAGATTTTAATGAACACTTTCTTTCTGATTCTATAGATAAAACAAAGTGGGTTAACTATAATCCTAAAGCAGCACACTTTAAAGAGTATATTACTGCTAAGTTTAACATTAAAAGTACTTCTGAAGAAGATAGAAAAGCAAGAGAGAAGTATATTATTACAGGTCATCCAACAGATATTTCTCATCGAGCATGGGCTAAGTATCTTTACAATTATATACAATCATTATGAGTGCAATAAAATTAATTATATTCGATTTAGATGGAGTTTTAGTAGAAGCAAAAAATATTCATTTTGATGCTTTAAATGAAGCATTATCGAGTATTAACCCTGGGTACAAAATAGGCTGGTCGGAACATTTAAATACGTACGACGGATTAAAGACATTTCAAAAACTAGACCTACTAACTAAAGAAAAAGGATTACCAGCCGAAGTACATAACGATGTATGGAATAAAAAACAGCAGCTAACATTACAAAAACTTTCTGATTTAGAACCAAATGAAGATTTAATAGCTACATTCCAGTTACTATATAAAGATGGTTTTAAATTAGCAGTATGTTCTAACTCTATCAGAAGAACAGTACTTACTGTACTAGCTAAACTTGGACTAATAGAGTATTTAGATCTTATAATATCCAACGAAGATGTTACTAACAGTAAACCCCACCCAGAAATGTACTGGAAAGCTATATCAACTATGAGTATGCTTCCCGAAGAAACTTTAATAGTAGAAGATTCTCCTTATGGATTACTTGCCGCCGCGAGAAGTAAATCGTATATTTTAAGAGTAAAGAATCCTAAAGAGGTAACATACAATAACATTATGAATAAAATAGACACAATAGATAACGGAGAGAAACAAGCAACACCAGCATGGAGAGACGATAACTTAACAGTACTTATTCCAATGGCAGGAGCTGGAAGTAGATTTGAACAAGCCGGGTATACTTTTCCTAAACCTCTCATAGACGTTAAAGGTAAACCTATGATTCAAGTAGTAACTGAAAACTTAAACATAAAAGCTAACTTTGTTTACGTAGTACAGAAAGCTCATAGAAAGAAATATAATCTAGATACTCTGTTAAACTTAATAACTCCTAAATGTAAAATAGTCGAAGTAGAAGGAGTAACAGAAGGAGCAGCATGTACAGCTCTACTAGCTAAGAAGTATATAGATAACAATAAACCTTTATTCTTTGCCAACTCAGATCAATTTGTTGAGTGGGATAGTAATGAATTTTTATATAAGATGAATGAAACAGAGGCTGATGGTGGTATAGTAACGTTCAAAGCTACTCACCCTAAATGGTCTTTTGCAAAAGTAGATGAAAAAGGACTAGTTACAGAAGTAGCAGAAAAGAAACCAATCTCTGATACAGCTACTGTTGGATTTTATTACTGGAAACAAGGATCTGACTTTGTTAAGTATGCTGAAGAGATGATTGAAGAAAATATCAGAGTAAATAATGAGTTTTACGTATGCCCTGTATTCAATCAAGCTATCAAAGATGATAAAGCCATAAGAATATTTAACGTAGATAACATGTGGGGATTAGGTACACCAGAAGATTTAAAATATTACTTAGAGAATGTCAAATAAATATTCAGAAATATTTACCGCAGGCTGTAGTTTTTTTGAACGTGCTTACGATCATGATTTAGAAAACTCAAGAAATAATAAATATGACGGCAAAGTAGATTCTCCGGATTTTTGGTATCAGCATAGTTTTCCTAAACTTCTTTCAGATAAATTAAACTTACCTTTTACTAATGTAGCAAAACCAGGACATAGCAATTCATTTATTATCAGATCTGCTTATGATTTTATTACTAATAGAAATAATGATTCACATGCAGTTATGGTTTTAGGGTTGACATCTTTATCTAGAAAAGAATTACAAGCTCCTAAAGATAATAAATACCATCCAGTTACCCCTACTGATCACCACGTAAATCATCCTAACTATTTAAAGTACTTTTCACAATATATTGAACCAGAAAAATTTTCACATTTAATAGATAATAACTACAAATACTTATTTAACACCGAACTGGCACTTAACGAGTTAATTCAACAACTTAATATGTTAGAAGCATATGCTAGAGTAAATAGAATAAAACTAATAGTATTTTTCAGTTTTTTTAAAAGTCATAACTTGCATTTATCTGATAAAATATTTGACCCTAAAAATGCTTTCGATTACTTCAACTTTGGTTTTGGTGACCAAAGAGTATTAGCTTGGACTGATTTCATAGATTTATATGCACCAAATCATAAAGGTGGTCATCCTTTTATATATGACAACAATGTACTAGCTAATTATTTGGCGTCTTACATTAATAACGGTAAAGTTGAAAGGCTGGTAGTTAACCCTAAATACTATACAGCAGGATTAGATTTAAAATTTATTTAATGATTCTGATATCACATAGAGGAAATATAGATGGACCTAACACAGATAAGGAAAATAAACCTTCTTATATATCTAATGCTATTGAAAAAGGGTACGACTGTGAAGTAGACTTCTGGTATGTCAACGATAAGTTTATACTTGGTCATGATGAACCTCAATATGAAATACCATTTGAATTTATTACAACTTACTATAGGAAATTATGGATACATTGTAAAAATTACGATGCTCTTTCTAAATTAATAGAGATAGATAGAGGAGGAGTATACTTTAATTACTTTTGGCATGATAGTGATGATGTAGCATTAACCTCAAAAGGTAATATGTGGGCTAACCCTGGTTGCTATATACCTAATAGTATTGCTGTCTTACCTGAACTTAAAAACGATAAACTTACAGATAGATTAGGAGTCTGTAGTGATTACATTATTAACTATGAATAAAGCTGTCTTTATATCTGGATTTTTATATAATCTATCTGATAATATTATTCCCTTCTTAGATAAAGATACTGACTTATTTGTACATTCGTGGCAAACAGAAGATAATCAGAGGTGGATAAAAAAATTAGATAGGTATAAAAAGTACTGTAATGAAACTACTTTTATGTTTACCAAACCTGAACATAATAGAAAACGAATCTCATACTTACAGTCTACATACTATGCTACAGGTTTAATTAAAGACCCATATAAGTACAAATATATAGTAAAATTTAAACCAGATCTCGATACAGATATTATCGAATATAAAGAAGACATGGGTAATAGCTTTAGAAAAGCATATCTTCAAAATCAACCATTATTGAACGATATAACAAAAGAAGAATGTGTTTACGGGTATATACACTATAAAGCAATGGACGAAAGAATCTTTACATGTTATCCGTATGTAATAGATAAAATGTTTCAAGACGACGGTAGTAAAAGCTATCAAGATGGATTTATGAAAGAAGCAATTAAATTAGATAAAAAACTTCAATGGTGGGTTGCAAAAAAATACGAAGGCAGTCTACTATGGAAAGAATTATTTGAATGTTATAATATAGAATTAATTCAAGATATTAATCTTAAGTTACCAAACAATAAACAATGGCAGTAAAAAGAGCAATAAAACTTACTAAACAAGAGTTCGATGATGTAAAGATAATTGAAAAAAGATATGAACTTATTGAAAAAGAATATAACACAATAGGTGAGTATAAATTACAACAAAGTAAAAAATTAATTTCTAACTGTACCGTTACAGTATTTTCTACAAAAGACATGAACGATATAGGTAAAATTGAACTATATATTAATAAGAAGGTTTGTAAGTTACAAGCTTTTATTAATGACACAGAAGTACAAAATAGAGCTTTAGCCGAAAGCTTGCAAAATAAATACGGTGAAGGAGTAATCAACCCAGACAAAGGTACTTTCGTTCCTAGATAATTTTAGACTTTTAGTATCTATTTATATAAGAAGACAAATACTCTGTTTACAAGAGTTTTTCGAAATTGACAATATATTTATTAATAGACATAATTTAATTTAACCAAACATGGCAGAAACTATAATCTCCCCAGGTGTATTTCAAAGAGAAAATGACATCTCTTTTATCTCCCCAGCACCAGCAGAAGTCGGAGCGTGTGTAATCGGACCTACAGTAAAAGGACCAGTAGAGATTCCTACTACAGTTACATCTTATAACGAATATGTAAGAGTATTTGGAGAAACATTTGAATCAGCTTCTACAAAGCAAGAATTTTTCACTTCTATGGCAGCTAAAAATTACTTCTCTCAAGGAGGTAACACACTTTTAGTAGCTAGAGTAGTAACAGGCTCTTTTTCAGCAGCAGGAAGTTCTCATATATCAGCTTCAGACGGTAATGGAGGTACAGAACCTTTCACAATTGAAACTATAGGTAAAGGTACTATCTATAATAACTCTTCTGCATCATTAGATCCAGGAGGTCACAATTCTGATAGCTCACTTAAAAACGGATCTTCAGATAATTTGAGATGGGAGATTTCAAATAAAAATATTTCTAAAGGAACATTTACTTTATCAGTACGTAGAGGAGATGATAACCTTAAGAACAAAATTGTATTAGAAACATTTAGCAACCTAAGCTTAGATCCTAATTCTGAAAACTATATTGAAAAAGTAATCGGTAATCAGGTAGAGGCTATTTCTGGAACAGGCGATAACGTTACTGTATCTGGAGAATATGTTAATAGATCTAATTACGTAAGAATTAATGCAGTTAATTTACCTACTATAAACTATATCGGAAACGATGGCGCAAGAAGATTAGATAGTCTTACAGGGTCTCTACCGATAGAAGGTTCAGGATCATTTTTTGGTGCTACTGGAGATAATGTTATAGGAGGAGACAATTACTATGATAACGCACAGACGATATCTCAAGGATTAACTCAAAATTGCTACACTAACATAATTACTTTACTTAGTAACGCAGATGACTATAGATTTAACATTATAACTGCACCAGGATTATTTAACAGTCTTCATACTTCTAAAGTAGGGTCTTTAATTGACTTAGCAGAGAGCAGAGGAGATTGTATTTTTATTGCTGACCTATACCAACACAATGGAAATGTAGCTAATTTAACTGCTCAAGCAGATACATTAAATAGTTCTTATGCAGCTTCATACTGGCCTTGGTTACAGACTCAGTCTGCAACGGGTAAGAATGTATGGGCACCAGCTTCAGTATTTATTCCTGGAGTATATGCATTTACAGATGGATCTTCTGCACCATGGTTTGCACCAGCAGGACTTGTAAGAGGAGGATTAACAGGAGTTATTCAAGCAGAAAGAAGATTATCAAGAGTACAAAGAGATAGTTTATATGACTCTAAAGTAAACCCAATAGCTACTTTCCCTGGAACAGGTATAGCAGTATTTGGACAAAAAACTTTACAAACTAAAGCTTCTGCTTTAGACAGAGTAAATGTAAGAAGATTATTAATCGAACTTAAAGAGTTTGTCGGTAATCAAGCACAAAACTTAGTATTCGAACAAAATACAATTAATACAAGAAATAAATTCTTAGCAGCAGTTAATCCTTATTTAGATACAGTAGTATCAAGACAAGGGCTATATGCATTTAGAGTCGTAATGGATGATTCTAATAACTCAGCTGATATAGTAGATAGAAACCAATTAGTAGGTCAAATATTTATTCAACCAGCTAAGACAGCAGAATTTATTGTACTTGACTTCACAGTTGAGCCAACAGGTGCAACTTTTGGAGCATAAGTTTTAAAGTAGATATTTATAATAAATAATTAAAAGTATAAAATGGCAGTATTAGACCCAAATGAAATAATGTTTAAAGCTTTCGAACCGAAAGTACAAAACAGATTTGTCTTATTTATAGACGGTATTCCATCCTTTATGGTTAAGAACGTTGCAGCTCCGAGCTTTACAGACGAAGTTGTTAAACTTGACCACATTAACACGTACAGAAAAATACGTGGAAAAAGAGAATGGCAAGATATAGATATGACTCTATATGACCCAATAACACCATCAGGAGCACAAGCAGTAATGGAATGGGCTCGTCTTTCTTATGAATCAGTAACTGGTAGAGCTGGTTATTCAGATTTCTATAAAAAAGATTTAACTCTAAATATTTTAGGACCTGTAGGTGATATAATCGGTGAATGGGTAATAAAAGGAGCATTCATACAAACTGCTAACTTCGGATCATTTGATTGGGCAAATTCAGAAGTAGTAGATTTACAGATGACAGTATCAATGGACTACTGTGTATTGAATTACTAATCATCAACTACACATATATATAAGAACCCGGCATTTAGTCGGGTTTTTTGTTTGTTTATAAAGTTTTTATTCGTATATTTATATAAAGACAAGTTATACTAAAATAAAATTTATGGAATCAAAATTTAGTTTACCGACAGAAACGGTAGATTTACCATCAAAAGGTTTACTTTATCCAAAAGAATCTCCTCTTTCTTCAGGGACTATAGAGATGAAGTACATGACAGCTAAAGAAGAAGATATTCTTACTAATACCAATTATATTACTAACGGTACGGTAATGGATAAATTGCTTACTTCTTTAATAGTTGATAAGTCTATCGATCTAAACGATATATTAGTTGGGGACAAAAACGCTTTATTTATAGCGGCAAGAATATTATCCTACGGTAAGGATTACAAAATCGCATATGGTGGACAAACAATAGATGTCGACTTATCAAAATTAAATAATAAAGAAGTTGATTATAGCTTATTTGAAGATAGGTTAAATGAATTTGAATTTAAACTACCTAGTACTGATAATATTGTTACAATTAAATGTTTAACCTCTAGAGATGATAAGAATATAAGCGCAGAAATAAAAGGCAATAAGAAGATATCTAAAGATTCTAATACTGCTAATACTTCAAGACTTAAAAATCTTATTACTTCTGTGAATGGCAATAGAGATACAAAAGACATAAGAGATTTTGTAGATACTTATTTGCTTGCTAAAGATGCTAGAGCTATAAGGAAATATTATGAGGTAATCAATCCCGATATTGATATGTCTTATGAATTTACGAACAAAGCTGGAAGGAAGGAGGTAGTTTCTGTACCCGTTGGGGTCGACTTTTTTTGGCCTGACGCCTGAGTATAGAACTACTTTATTTACACAAATACATAATATAGTATTCTCCGGCAATGGAGGATATTCCTGGTCTGAAGTATATAATATGCCTATATGGTTGAGTAAGGTTACATTTACTGCCATAAAAGAACACTATAACTCTGTAGCTGAACAAAATAAAAAAGCTACTACTAAAAAGAAAACCAGTTTTGGACCTAATATACAGCCATCTTTTACTTCAAAAGGGTCTAAAAAATAGAGACTTCCTATTTATATTATATAGACTATAATTATGGCTACAGATCCTACTCAATTTAATAATAAAGAATTTGAAAAACTCTTTAAGGAGACTATAAGAGTAGTTGCTGACGGGATTTCCGGATTAGGCTCTCAACTAAATGAAGCTATAATTAAAGGAGCTAAAGAAACTACCGATAAAGCAGATAAAGACGTACTTGGTAGATTACGTAACAGTATAAGATCTTCTTTTAAATCTATTGAAGATTCTGTAGATAACTTATCGGTTAAACAAGAGCAGATTAAAAGAGGTAGCCTTAGCTATAACCAGGTAGTTAAAAATGGTAATAAACTTAGAGATAAAGTACTACTATTAGAAACAAAAAGAAATAAACTATTAGCACTAGGTCAAGATTTTACTGAAAAACAAAAAGCTGATTTTGAAGGATATAAAGAAGATTTAGAAGAATCCCTTCAAACTCAAGAGAAATTTGCAAAATCTATAGAAGAAAAAGCTGGAAGTTTAGGAGAAATCTTTAGCAGGTTAGCTCAGACTCCTGTAGTTGGTCAGTTACTTAATGCACAACAAGCTACTGAAGCTATGAGAGAATCTTTAGCTAAAGGTGAGTCTAGTATGACAGCATTTGGAGCAGGAGCAAAAGCAGCTTTTCAGAATTTAGAAAGAGGAACAGTTATACTAGCAGCAATTTCTGCAATTGTAAAAATATTTAAATTTGTAGTAGGTTCAATGTTTAGAGCAGATGAACTTACTACTAATCTTGCAAAAAATTTAGGAATATCTAAAGAAAATGCTAGAGGAGTTTTAGAAAACCTCCAAGAACAAAGCACAGTACTTACCTCTATATCATACCAAACTGATGATATAATTGCAGCACAAGCAGAATTAGTTAATATTACCGGAGCAGTAACTAGAAATCTTGAACAACAAGCAGGACAGCAGGCTTTTTTAACAAAGTTTATAGGGTTACAAGGTGATGAAGCAGCATTTTTAAATATAGCATTAGAAAACCAAGGAGAAAATGCTAAAGATGTATACGATATAATAAACGATACAGCTAACGAAGCAGCTAGAGAAACAGGTATATTTATATCTGCACAATCTATACTAAAAGAAATCAGTGAAACTTCTGCTGATATATTAGCTAACTTTGGCTTTAGTACTTCCGAGCTTACTCAAGCAGTATTACAAACAAGGAGGTTTGGAGTTTCTCTAACACAAGCAAAAAACATAGCAGATGGACTGTTAGATTTCGAAACATCTATAACTTCAGAACTCGAAGCTGAAATATTACTTGGTAGACAGTTCAACTTTGAAAGAGCTAGAGCGTTAGCGGCTACTGGCGATATAGCCGGAGCTACAGAAGAAGTATTAAAACAGACTCAAAATCTTAATGATGAACAATTAAGAAGCCCTATTATACAGGGAGCTCTAGCAAAAGCTACAGGGTTAAATGCCGATGAACTAATAAGAGCTAGACAGTTAACAAAAAAACTTAATTCATCTACAGAAGATTACAAAAAATTATTATCTGATGCTGCTACTGAAGTAGAAAGAACAAATATAGAAAATCAAATACTACAAGGAGCTACTAGAGAAGAAATAGAAAGAAATATATCTGCCCAAGAGCAATTCAACAATGCTCTTAGTAATGCTAAAGATATATTTGCTAATTTAGTTAACTCAGGGTTACTAGATGATTTAGCAGAGGTCTTAAGCGGAGCAGTTGAAATGTTAGGTAACATCACAGGTAATACATTAACTGAAAGCGAAGGACAGATGCAAAAGAAGTTAATGGAGGAAAAAGGTTTATCTCGAAAAGAGGCAAGGGATCTAGTAGTTGAAGCAAGAGATGTAAATGCAAGAGACTTTCTTAGTAGCGTTATGGTTGGCGGAGGAGGTATATTTGATTTAATTGGTGACTACAAAGAAAGTCAACAAGGAAAAGCAAAGTTAAACGAAACATTAAGACTAAATGATTTTACCATTAGAGCTAACCCTAAAGATACATTAGTCATGGCAGGTGGAACTAAATTTGGAGATGAAACTAATACATTACTTAAGAGTATGTTAGGTGAATTAAAAAAGAGCTCTGTTCTCAATATAGACTCTAATGGAGTTATGCAAAAAGCTATTGAAACTACTTACAAATAATACTATTTATAAATAAACAATTATGGGAATATTAAAAAATCAACTGGTTCAGTCACTATTAGGACTTAAAGGTGTTACTCCAGCTCAAAGAGCAGGTGCTAACCCTTCATCTAAAATGCACAATCTAAACTCTTTAAAGAAGAGTGTATTAGATTTAGATGCAATCACTCCA